TAAATTATCGGGATGGTTTTGAGGGTTTTTATCAGCCGGATTGCCTCCGCCAGTTTTGATTCAAGAGGACTCGGGCATGGCTGGACGGGCGTGGGACTTTCCGACTGGGATAAACAACAATTACCAGCCGCGCCTAGGGTATGGCGAGGTTAGGTTCTCAGATTTAATCCATGCTGCGAACAATTACACACTGCTTAAAATAGTAATCGCAACGCGGCAAGATCAAATAGCGGCGCAAAAATGGAAATTAACAGGCCCTAAATTGGCGGTTAAGCGCGTTGGTGAAATTATAAAAAAGCCAGACCGTAGAAGCGATTTTGACACGTTTTTACGCATGATGGTATACGAAGTATTGGTGACCGATGCTTTAACCATTATGCCGCGATTTAATAAGGTTGGCGGCATTTATTCATTGGATTTAATTGATGGCACTACTATCGAGCCAAAGCTAGGCAATGATGGTCGAATTGATTTATCGCCCGATGGAATTGCTTATCAGCAGGTATTAAGCGGCATTCCTGTGGCTAATTTTTCCGATAGCGAATTGATTTATCGCCCAATGAACAGGCGGGCAAGGTCAAAATACGGATGCAGTCCCGTTGAACAAGTTTTAACGGCTTGCAAAACTGGCATGGCGCGAGATGAGGAGATATACGCCCGTATGACGCGCGGAAATATGCCGGATAAATTCGTTGTTGCGCCCGAGGGGACCTCCCCTTCCCTATTGGAAAAAATACAGGAAAAGATTGATAGCTATTTTGTCAATTTTGACAATAAAGCGAAAGCAAAAGTAGTTCCACATGGAACATCAATTATTGATATTACCCGTGGAGAGATTAAATCCGAATTGGACGATTATATTGCGAGGGTTATTTGTTTTGCGTTTTCCGTAAGCCCACAGCAGTTAATTCAAATGCAAAACAGGGCGACAGCGGAATCATCATCAAAGCAGGCTATGGCGGAGGGATTGTTGCCACTAATGCGGTGGATTGAGCGGCTTTGGAATGAGATTATCCATGACTATATTGGATACCCTGACGTTAATTTTCAATGGGAGGAGGTTGAAACATTATCCGCACTGGAGAAAGCCCAGATAAATGAGATTGAAATTAGGAGCGGGGTGCGCACCGTAAATGAAATACGTGAGACCATTGGATTAAAGGCGATTGACGAAGTGCAGGGCGAATTGATGGCAAAAGGTCGCCCGCTTGGGGAGTTATCCCGCGCAAAAAAGGTTCAGGCCGCAGCCCCGCAGAATCGGGTGGCTGCGGCTGTGGCGGCGGCACTGGCGGGCGGGATTGTTGGGCAAATTACTGACATTTTTGGCGGCGTAGAAGCGGATGTATTGCGGCAAGTGGGGCTGGCTAATCTGCCCACAGATGCTACACCGCAGCAAGCCGCAGATGCCGCGAAAAACATAGCAGAAGGGCTTGATTTGGCGGGATTTGGAGAGCTTGCTAATAGGATGCGCGGGCTAATGGAATCAATCGCGGTAAACGCAATTGAAGCTACTGCAAAACGCTACGGCGATGATATTCCGGGGTCGGTGGCGGTGGCGAATATGCGGGCTGCTGAATATGCTCGCAGCCGATCCGCTGAATTAGTCGGTATGCGCCGCAATGCCAATGGCGATTTAATTCCAAACCCAGCCCCAAACATGGCAATAACCGACACCACGCGCGAATCAATTCAGGGGGCAGTAGAGGGTGCTATATTGGACGGGTATGGTCATAAGCAAATAGCGGATAAATTACAGTCGCTTGGATTGTTTGGTAAAAAACGCGCTGAAACTATTGCAATAACCGAGCTGGCGCGTGCCTATATAAATGGGAACAATGGTTACTACGAAAGTGCCGGAGCTAGGGGTAAGCAGTGGGCTATTGCAACGGATGAAAGCGGTGTTTGCGGGGTGTGCATGGGTAATTCCGAGGACGGCATCATTCCGTGGGATAAGCCATTTTCAGGAGGTCAAATGAGTCCAATAGCACATCCACGTTGCCATTGTGATTTAATCCCTTACATGACAATTCCAAAAAAATCAAATGAGGAATAAATAAATGAAATTATCATTTAAAGCGCAATTAAAAGACGCAAAGGAGCGGATTGTTGAAGGATATGCAACAACCGATTCGTGGGACAAGCAAGGCGAAAAGCTACCAATGGAAGTAGCGAAAAAAGCCTTTGAAAGGTTCGTAAAATCCCCGAAAATTTGCAGGCTGCACGGGCGCGAAGAATTTGGCGCGGTGAATCCGTGCGGGTGCGGTGGGGTTGGCGAGTTGACTGGATATACTGCTGACGATAAAGGCATCATGATTGCGGTAAAAATCACTGATGGCGTGGCGTGGGACAAAGTCGTGAAGGGCGAGTACAATGGGTTCTCGATAGGTGGCTACAGCCGCGCGAATGATGGCGTTATCACCGATTTTGAATTGGTGGAGATTAGTTTGGTGGGCATCCCTGTAAATGGGGATTGTGTATTTTTAACGGCGAAGGGTGAAATTAAAATGGACGAAGAAGCAAAGACATTATTGAAATTGATTGCTGAAAATCAAAAGTTAATGGTGGCTGAATTGGCTAAGTCGAATGCAGCAGAATCCGCAGGGGCTGCTGGCATGGCGGCAAAAGGGGGCGCGATGGACGCAGAATTTGCAGCCGTCAAAGCGCAGGTGGAAGCGCAGCACGCCGAAATTGCAAGTATGAAAGAGTTGCTCACGCGGCTTGAGAATACGCCAGCAGCCGCTGCAAAGGGAGCGGCATTTGACGTGGATGCTGACGCGGGAAAAACAGGGGAACGAAAGGTAAGCGAAGTGCCCCTTGCGGAGTTATCTGCGATGACGCAAGAGCAGCGTTCCAAGTTGATTAACGATTTGATTTAAGGGGTATAGGGTATGCAATTTTTGAATGAAAAAGCATTGGATGCCGCGATTGCGGCGCGGCTCGAATCTCGCCGCAAAGCTTTGTTGCTCAGCGTCACTGGAAGCGACAGCGCGTTGCAGGTTGATGATCTTGGGGTGATGTCTGTTAAGGGGGATGTTACGCTAGAGAGCAACATGAGCAATCAAGTGTATGACACGCCAGTCAGTGTATGGTCGTCACTTTCCACGCCATTCTCGAACTTGATCGGCGCAGGTCGCCCGATTGCACTGCCTAAGCAAACCTACAAAGTCTCCCTCAAGACTGTCAATCTGCTTGAGCGGCGTGCTAAACGCGGCGGCTACGCGGAGGAGGGCAAGCGCGTGGGGAGTAACCCAATCAATGTAATTGATAGCGATTTTGTGTTCTCTACGCGCGGTGCAGAAGCTAGTGCGACAGCTGAGTCTATGGCAAGTGCGGGACTCATGGGCGATCCTCTCGCACTCGGGATCAAGATTGCAATGGCTGACCTGCGCGACATTAACGAGTTCGCCTATCTCTTTGGCGCAGGAACTGGATCGGGTCTAGGAACTACGCCTACGCCCACAGTAACCCCAGCCGCTACTGGTGGCACGCTACCGAGTGGTGCGTATGTAGTGCATTGCGTAGCCATGAGCGCGGGCGCGGCTGCTGAATACAAAGCCACGGGAACATTGCCAGTAACGTACTCCCGCCCCAACAAAGGGTCGGCAACAAATACTACTGTACCTAGTGGATTGGCGCGTAAATCAGCCGCTTCAAGCTCGGTGACAATTGGGGCCGGTGATGCTGGTACGTTGACCTGTAGCGTCGCTGCCGTTCACGGTGCTTTTGGGTATGCGTGGTTCGCGGGGCTTTCTGGCGCGGTACGCCTGCACGCTGTCACCACGATCAATAGCGTGGTTATCACAGCCCCTGCAGCATCGGATGCACTTGCAATTACCGCCCTTCCAGCCGCCGATGAATCGTTTGATCCTTTGGCGTTCAATGGGCAATTTGCCCAGCTCTTAAACCCCGCATCCGGTGCTTACATTAAGCAATTGCCCACAGGCGTGGCGGGTGTTGGCACGGCTTTGACGCGGTCTGGAATGCGCAATAGCGTAACCCAAGTCGATGATGTTTTGTCGCACTTGTTTGAAGCATTTGGCGTTACGCCACAGGTACTGATGATGTCCTCCAAGACATTCCGAGCGGTTGCCGCATTGATTCGCCCTGATAGTCTTTTGCAGCCTATCTATGACGACATTCAAATGGACTACCCCAACAACACGGGGTCTGGGGTGCGAACGCGCATGGTGGTTGGTCTCGATATGCCCGACGGTGTGGTTTACTTTCACAGCACTTCAATCCCGCTCTCCCCCGATGCTTCAGGCGCAACGATTGAAACGCGGGTAATCATCCCCGCGAGCGTTGAAAATTGGTCGAAGATCAACCGCGTGCAAGAAGTTGGGGTTTATATGAGCGACACGCTTGTCTGCTGCATCCCTCCCGCCTTCGCATTACTGACAAACATCGCGGTGTAATATGTCTCTGCCAGCCCCACAATTAGCCAGCATATTGGCATTTACAAAAGGTGTCTTGGGATTATCTACGGACTCTCAAAACAACCGCTTGGAAATGTATATCAAAGCCGAATTTGCCGCGATTGAAAGATACTGCGAACGGAATTTTTTGGTAGCTGATTATATTGAGCGATTTATTGGGGCTGGTCAGTACGCCTACTTTCCAAATCATGATAATATCCGCAGCATTGCATCATTCACAGCCAATAATTCCGACTTATTGCCGCTGCGGTTTAGTGACTATGCTGTGTATTTTGATCTGCCTATCCCTCGGGTTAATTGCACGCTTATTTATTCGGCGGGGCTTGATGATGTCCCCGATGATATTATTGCGGTTATTGGGGAATCAGTTGCCTTTAGATTCAGAGAATCCGAGCGAATCGGAATGTCGAGCAAAGGAATGGCTGGCGAAACAACATCATTCAGGGTCAACCGCTGGTCGCCGGAAAATCTAAAGACAATTGATTGCTACAAAAGGGGTTATGTATGACCACAACGGGGCGTGAACAAGTTGCCTCGGCAATTAGTCAGATGATTGATCGCACAAGGCAATCAGTCTACAGGGAGATGCTTGCCGTTACCACCGATTTGGCAGGATACGTCAAGCGCGAGAAATTAAGCGGGCAGGTATTGCGGCGGGTATCTGGGGATTTATCGCGGTCAGTGTCTTCAAATACAACGATAAATGGCGACATTATTTTAGGAACTGTTGGAACTAATTTGTTTTACGGGCGGGTTCATGAATATGGCTTTAGTGGCAATGTTGCGGTATCTGCGCACACCCGTAAAAGCAAATACGGGATGCAAAATGTAAGGGCGCACACCCGCAACATGAGATTCCCTGAACGCTCTTTTTTGCGCACGTCCTTAAAAGAGCAATTGCCGGATATTCGGCAGCGTCTTGCAAACGCTTTGGTTAGGGGGTTAAATGGGGCAGCATGAGGCTATTTACGCAGAGGTTGAGCGACGGCTTGAAACTCTAAAAACAAACGGCGTGGTGACCGTTTCGCGCGATTTGCAGCACATTGCCGATGTTGATGTGCATAATATGCCTGCGCTGTATTTGACGGGCGGGACGTGGAATAATCGCAAAACACCCACTGGAAAGTATGAGCGGGATTTACTGGTATCGGTGCATTGTTATTTGTGTGTGACCGAGGATGATTCACCACTAACCGCAATAAACGATATTACCGACAAGGTTTGCTGCTTATTCCCTCCAAACACCAATAGCGGTGTTATTTGTGATTTGAGTGGGCTGTGCAATGAATTTGAGCCGGTTAGAAGCACGGTATTGAATGAGGGGAGAATTGATAAAAACAAAGCAGTTGTTATTATTGATTTTCAGGCGAGTTTTAGGGTAAGTAATTGTTAAAAAAGGTGAAATAAATGGCGAATGCGTTAAAGTCAAAACAGCGGGTGGCTTTCAAAAAGCAAAGCGGATTAGGAATTGCAGCAGGTGCTACGGGCGCGTCTGAAATTGACTCTTACGTCAGCGTAGCGATGCCGTTTGCAAATAACCGCGTAAATTCCAATGTAATCGGGGCAAATAAGATGGATCGAGTATCCATTGCAACCGAGTTTGGGATTAAAAGCGGAAAGTACTCGGATGAATTGCAAGCCGGAAAGCAGTTTGGTTTCATTCAATCCGTATTACAGCAAACAGATAATGCCGCTATTACAAGCGGATCTCAAACAACCATTTCAGCAGCCTCCACTACAGGCAACAATGGCACGCTTACATGGACTGGTGGCGATTGGATTTCAGCAGGGTTTTCGGTTGGTCAGATCATTCGCGCAACGGGATTTGCATCTCCTGCTACCGCTAACAATGATCATAATTTCGTGGTTACATCGGTTTCCACAACCGAAATTGGCATTATGGCGATCAATAATGTCGCGGTTGTTTCCAAGGTTGCGGGGGATTCCGTGACGGTTTCCGTTGCCGGAAAATGGAATTATTGCCCAGACTCCAGTCAAGTCCAGGATTTTTACTCGATTGAAGTTCAGAATCCCGATATTGACGTATCAATGCTGGGCAAGGATTGCTGCTTTTCAAAAATGGCGATCAAGGCAACATCCACATCCATTGCAACGATTGACTTCGATTTCATGGGGCTTGATTTGGAGGTGCTGGATGGCGCTAATTCGCCATATTTCACCAGCCACACAAAACTACCATCGAATGCCGCGCTGTCGGGAGCAAAGGGCATTATCTTGGTCAATGGGCAAGCTGCTGGGTGCGTTACATCGTGGGATTTTACATTCGACACGGGCGCAAAAATGCCAAAGCCGTGCATTACAAACGGTAAAAGTATTTCCTCCAATATCGTTTTGGAGAAAAATACATTGACCGGAAGCGCGGTATTTGGATTTAATAGCCGGACATTATTTGATTACGCCGTAAATTCAAGCGACATTTCTTTGATTTTGGTATTGTCTGAAAATGAAACTCCAAGCTCCAATGCGATGGCATTTTATATCCCGCGCTTGTTGATTGATTTTCCTGATATTACCGATGATTCCGGCGCGTTGCAATGTAGTGTGAAATTCACAGCGCTGCAATATATCGGTAGCGATACATCCATCCCACGCACTATTTTGTCGGTGCAGGATACCGGCGCAGTTTAATTGTTTCTTTGTTTGTTTATTTGAAAGGTTTATATGAAAATCCGTGGAATTAGTGGAATTGCAAAACTGGCTGACGTTAAAGTGCCTTTGACGCACCCCTTTACTGGTGAGGTTGTCGGTCATTTATTTGGCAACGTGAAAAACTTTGAAATGCGCCGTGCTGGATTTTTTGAGTCGGTGAAGAAAGTGGATGGCGAGGAGCTTTATAAGGCGTTCCTGAAGTGTTTCTGCACCGGATGGGACTTTGTTGATGATGAAACGGGCGAGCCATTGGCATTTAATGTAGATACCGTCTGCGAATTGTCCAGCGGCATTGATCTGTCGTGGGTTGGTATTCCGTTCTTCAATTCGATGTTGGATGTGAAAAATTTTTACTCCAAGCCCAACAAGATTTAATCGAATATACAAAAATCCAGCTTGAATTAAATCGTGATATTGGTGATTCCGGTGAAACCCTAAGAAGCACTCTTATCTCGATTAAAAAACAAACTGGGCAAGATGATGACCGGTTGAATATACGCCCCCCAGAATGCTTATCCGCGCTGTGGGGCGTTTTTGTTGGGCTTTGGGATGGTGAGCGCATGGCGATGTCGGAATTGCTGGCGTGGTGTGAATTAACTGGTGTATATCCGCTGGATATTGAGCTGGAGACATTGCAGTTAATGGCAGGAACTACGCGGGCATTTAATTATTCTGAAAACAAAAAGAGAATGAATAAATAAGGGGTTAATATGGCGGGAAATAATGGGGTAGATATTGAAATCAGGGCGAATACATCCGGCGCTGCGAGTGACATTGCAAAGCTGGGTGAGTCGGCTAATGCCGCATTATTGGCTGCCGATAAACTGGGGCTTGGGTTTAGTAATGCGATGCAAAAGGCGCAGGCTGCGACGGAGGAATTTAACAGGTCTCTTGGTGGCATTGCTGGCAATCAAGCCGCAATATCCGCCGTAATTAACGCCCAGAACAAATTTATCGAGCTAGGGCAAGCCGCTGGAATGGCGGGTGACAAGATAGCCGAGATGCACGCCGCGTTTGGGAATCGGATCAGTGCAAGCGCGGCGACGAGTTCAATCGAACACGCACGCACGCAGTTAATGAGTATGGGGGTGGCGGCCGGATTATCTGCGTCTGACCTGCACAAGATGGGTGCAAGCATTGGCATGACCGCGAAGGAGACGGAGGAGCATACTCGACACATCTCTGGGGGGCTGGCGCGGATGGCCGAGGCATCGGGAATGAGTATGGCCCAGTTGCAAAACGGCATGAGAATGATCCCAATGCAGATGACGGACATCGTTACCTCGCTCGCTTCAGGGATGCCGCCGTGGATGGTGTTTATCCAGCAGGGCGGGCAGTTGAAAGATACATTAGGTGGCGCAAGCATGGCGTTACGTGCGGTTGCTACCTATGTCGTAGGCTTGATTAACCCGCTCACGATTGCGGCCGCAACCGTTGGCGTGTTGGCACTGGCATACCACCAAGGATCGAAAGAGGCGGATGCTTATCGCATTGCGTTGGTTAACACGGGCAACGCAGCTGGTACGACCACGGGTCAAATGGCGGGAATGGCGAGGCACGTCAGCGATTCCGTTGGAACCACGGGCGCGGCTGCGGAGGCGTTGGCTGCATTGGCTGCTACGGGGGTTGTGGCTGGCGCGAACATGGAAAAATTCGCCACATCTGCGATATGGGCGCAAAAAGGCTTAGGGCAGGAAGTAGAAGAGACTGCAAAAGTATTTGAAAGCCTTGGAAGAAACCCCGTCGAAGCATCCGCGCGGCTAAATGAAAAGCTCAATTACCTCACGGCTTCCACCTACTCTCAAATTCGCGCTGCGATGGAATTGGGCGATAGGGAAGGCGCGGCTGCCATTGCTCAAAATGCTTACGCAGCCGCAATCGAAGAACGCGGCAAGAAGATGATCGCCTCAATGGGGTCGCTGGAGCGGGCGTGGATGGGGGTGGCGGGAGGTGCGAAATCGGCGTGGGATGCCATGCTCAATATCGGGCGCGAACAAGACCCTGTGGCTAAAGCTGATGCTGCTGCTGCTAAGTTATTGGGTTTACGCGCGGCGTTGCAAAAATCACAGGGCGGGATGCTTACGGACTATTCTGCGGTCGCGCAATTAAAGGCGCAAATTTCGGAGCAGGAAAAATTAGTTTCCAGTATCCAAAAGAAAACCGCAGCAGATAACGCAGCGGCAAAAGCACAGGCTGAAAACGCAGCTACTGAAAAACGAAAAATCGAATGGATAAAGGACGGCGATAAATACCTGACCGAGGCTCAAAAAGTCCAAAAGGAAATTGCCAAAATCCGCGCCGATGGGTTGGCATCCGGGGCAGGCGACAAAGATATTGCCACGCGCGTTGCTGCCGCTTCAAAACCCCTGACCGATAAAGCCCAACAGTCGGCGAATGAGCGGCTGAAAATAGAGACCGATTACTACAAGCGGCTAACCGACGAAGTTAAATCGGGCGAAAAGTTAATGCAGTCGGCATTATCCGCAGAGCGCAGTGCGGGGTTAATTGGGGAGGTTGATTACTTTAATCGCCGCAAAACA